ATCATCAACCCCAATTCCCATCATTTTAGCAATATTATCTGCCGCTTTTTGGTATCCAGGAGTGTAAGTTGCTATATATTGTCTTAATGTTTTCTTATTATTGCTGTAATATTGCATTGCTAGTCTGGTTGCAGCTGCCGAACCTGCAACTGGATTAGCAAATTGAATTTGTGATGTTCCTTCGTCTGTCTGTTGTGATCTTGTTAGTTGACCTCCTGCTGAGTATCTGGCAAATTCTTCATTTTGAAACTTGCTACCTGAAAACTTCAAATTTCCTGGATTAAAAGATTTACCGCCTCCTGTTACAACATCTTTTAATTGACTCCAAGCAGAAACGCCATAAAATTCTTCAGGCTTTAGTGTTTGTTCTGGTGTATATTGCTCCCCTTTATAAGTTTGAAAATTTGGTTGTTGTGTTCCGGATTGTTGTGCTCTATGTTGTTGTCTTAATTCTCTTAATCCAGCCAAAAAAGAATCTTGCCTTGTTTGTTGAGATGGTTGTGGATTTTGTCTACCAGTCGGTGCAGATGGAGTAGGAGTAGCAGTTGGTCCAGCAGAAGGTCGACCAGCACCACCAGTAGCACCAGGTAGTCCAGCAGCGGCAGCAGAACCACCAGCAGATACTATTTTACCAATATCTGGCATTGCTCTCTGATAATATCTAGGAAATGCTTGTGCTAATTGAGTAGGTGTAATGTCTCTCAATATATCATTAGCAAATCCACTATTCATTATTTCCAATCTCTGAGATAGTGGCATTCTCATCAATTGCTTATAATCTACAGTCAAACTACTTGGATCTATCTTCTTAGCCATTACTCTACCTTCTTATATTCGATTGTGCTTTTCTTTGTGCTGCTTGGTCACGCTTTAAGTCCTCTTGATGTTTGATATACTGATTAAGCATATCTACATATATAAACTTTTCCCAAGGCATCATATTTTCTATGTCACTCAAATTATACTTGTGATACTGCATTAGTGAAAAGTTAGTCTTAAAGAAATTCATCAAACTATCATAACCAAGCATTAGACGAAAAAACTTGCGAATTCCGAATACTCTAAACTATGATCAAATCCACATTTACTACATTTAGCTCTTGCTCTTACAATAAAAGTTGGAAAATTGTCTACAAATACTTCCAGTAACTTGAATTGTTGCTGTGTTAAACTCTCTACAAACTCAATCAATTCTTCTTTTGTCTTGTCTTTTGTTGTAAATACTTCATCACCTTTAATAATACTATCAATACAAGCAGAAACAATTCTAAGTTTCTTATCTAATACTGCATCATCATCAAGTATAATTTTCATCGTGATATAATTAGGATACTTCATCTTAATCATATACCCTTTACCAATATTGATCATCATTGGTATAGATGAATCTTTGATAATCTCACAGTTAGATATATCAATGTATGCTGGAAATATATGACCACATCTTTGATTTTCATAAGTGTTATTACAAGTGAATTTAACTTCAATTGACTCACCAACAGACTTTGCTCGTAATGCTATGAACAGATAATCTACATCAAAAAATGGTAGATTATCTAAGTCTATATCTGAATCAATTAAGCAGTTATTAATTACTTGTTTTGTTACATTGATTATTTCTCTTTCATCCTGTGATTCAACTGCCATCAAAAGTAGTTTTTCTTCTTTCACCAAAAATGGTCTAACTCTTACTACTTTTCCATTTGACGGCAGTTTCAATTCATATACAGGCAAATCAATCTTCGGCAATGACATCATTTATTCATCCTATTCATTATTATTTAAAATCTTCAAATAGTGGTCTTGGATCCTCAACTCCTCTTGATTTATCTTCTATCAATCTGTTAGGACCTGGTGTAGGATCATAACCACGACGACTCCAATGTGTATATGTAAATGCTACAGACAATCTTTGAAATTGATCATCTGCCCAAGTCATAGGTTGTGGATTAAGTAGAATTGGATAAGCATTGTGTAAAGTCATATAGTATGATGCTACAGGATAATCTTCATCTTCAAATTCAGAGTAATCAGCAAATTGATATATCGTTATATCTGATCTATATTGATCTCTATAGTTGAAGTCAAAAGTATTGATTGGATTAATAACAAGCATCCAGTCATCAAAAAATTGTCTCTCTATAGAACTTGCTCTACAGAGAAATGTTAGAGTAATATCTTCATAAGTTGTCTGGAATGGTAGCTTTTGACTTGGACCATAATATCTAACATCCAAATTCATAAACCCTCGCCCCGGCATTTCAGCAACTTCACATAGATACGTTAAGCCACTAGCAAAATCACCATAGTTACTAATATACTCTCCTTGAGGCACAATTCTAACAGCAAATTTACACGATTTAATTAGACCACCAAGATCATCCGAGACCGCTCTGAAGTGATTCATAGTTAAATTTTCTGGTGAGCCTTCAATTAAAAACGATGCCATCTTATGTCCTGTAAATGAATGATTCTATTGGTAGATTAATTACTTTATCCCATTCTGTTGCTACTATCTCAATGAATGGACTTCTAACGTGACTAAACAAATATCTCTTTATACATGGATTTGCCAGTCCAGATAATCTCTTAGTGCTCGAAATCAAATCATATGATATTTGAAGTCTACTTTTCTCAGTCAGATTCTTAGCAGTAGCAAATTCTTTAAGACGTGTTAGAAAAGCTTCACGAAATCCAGCAGATAAGTAATGGGTGTTTAATCCTAATATCGAGTCACTATAAAATTCTATAGGGAATATCAGAGGGTACTTATCCCACATAGGTAGTTTATTTTTATGTTTTGGATCATATGTGAAGAAGAACATCTTACCAATAGTAGGTGCATTCCGCATTCTATCGGTTTTATTGAGTATATTATCTCTATAGCCAGAAGCTGATCTTGCTCTGCCTATAAACCAATCTACTGCTTCTTTTTGTTGTTTCGTTGTAGCCATATTGTTATTTATACTTTATCCCTAATTCTTTCTCTGTAATCAATTGAAATTTCCAACCTTTATCAGCACAATATTCACGAGCAGATTTCCATTTAGCATCATTAACTGCCCATGTTGTTACTTCTGTTATATATCTCTTTGTTCTTTTCTTTTGAACTTCAGGCTCTTTAGTTTGTGCTAGTGGCTTAACTTCAATCATAATAGTTTCAGTGGATCCATCTGGCCTTCTCACTTTAACAACTACATCAGGGAAGTATCTATGAATTCTATTGTCCATTGGTGATTTATATGGTATGGCTAGTTCTTCACTTTGCCATTCCAATACATTAGTGTTTTCATCTAAATACTTAAATAAACGTAATTCCCAGGAACTTCTAAAAATTATATTCGTAGGATCACCTTTATATTTCTTTGGATATTTTGGACTAAATTTACCTTTGTATGTCATATAAATATATAGCAAACTCATAAGGAATACATATGGCTAATTCAGTAAATTCAAATCAAGGAGGAGGTCAACAAAATACTGGATCTGAACCTATTGATCTTGGTCAGAGCCAATACAATTTTAAATATACTGTATTTCCTAATGATCTTGGTATGGATAACAATGGTCACTATATGATTATTAATATCAATGTTCCTAGTGATTCGGGTAGAACAAAAGCAAGAGGAAGATATGAAACAATAGATGGTGAAAGAATATTTACACCACTAAAAGGTGAAGCTTCAAAAGTTGATAAATTAAGATATGGACCAACAGGAACAATTAGACCATCGGCAGTATTATCATCAGTAGGTATACAGCAAGGTGGTGGCCCAGGAGATACTTCATATTTAAGCTTGCAAAGAAAAACAATGAGAATAGCCGAATCGATTGCTCTTCATATGCCAACGCCTTTGATTTATAATACACATAACGCATATGAAGAAATATCTTTGTCCGCATTAGGATTTAAATTAGGCGCCACTGCTATTACTGCTCTTACCTCAACCGTTGCCGCTGCAATTGCAAGATCAATTAGTTCTGCCGCAGCGACTGCGCAGGCGACTCGTACAATTACTAATGGATTAGGACAGATAGTTTCAACTGGATCTAAACTAATGCAGTCTCCTATTAACCCTGCTATTGAAATTCTATTCTCTAATACTCTTGTTAGACAGTTTACACTTGAAGTTATGATGGCTCCAAGAAATGAACAAGAATCATTGAATATGAAAACAATAATTAAAACACTTAGATTCCACGGTGCACCAGAACTTACAGGACTTCTTGATTCTAGTTACTTTGAAGGACTATTCTGGATTCCACCTGCTGAGTTTGATATTACATTCTTTAATAAGGGTGTAGAAAATATGAACATTCTTAGAATAAATACTTGTGTGTTGGAGCGTATTGAAGTTGATTATGCTCCCACTGGTGTTTATTCCACATTTAGAAATGGTCATCCAGTTGCAGCAAGACTATCACTAGGATTCCGTGAGCTAGAAGCTGTTCACAAAAAAAGGATACTTCAGGGCTTCTAAGAGTGTTTCAAGGTTTTTATTATTATAAATACTATCATAGAAAAA